CCCCGCCGCCGGAACTCGCTCCTGTTCTCCCTCGGCATTGACAACTGCTCACCAACAGCGATCGCTACGGCCTCCCGCGCCCCCAAATTCGGACCCCCAGGCCCCGAATCCATGAATTGCGCTGCCCGCAGCGCTATATCCGCGTCCAAGCTCCCCGCCGGCACCCCCGCCATCCCCTCCAAGTCCTGCACAAAACTCCACGTCCCCGGTTCCGGCTCCATTCCGGGCTCCAATTGGCTCAACAGCGTTGATGCCAGCCCCATTCGCGCATCTTCCCCCCGGAATCCGCCCCGATCTCGCCCTCCCTCCCTCTCGCCTCCCTCCCGCAGTCGCCTGATCATCGCCTGCCCCCCGTCGTACCCCCTCAACCCCTGCTCCTCGGCAAATCGCCGCGTTTCCGCAGGCTGAAAACCACCGTTTCGGCGGCTGCCGGGGCGAATTACACGCTCTCCTTGCCCGCCACTCATCGTCATCGCCCTGCTGCCCCGCTGAGTCTGGTGAGTCCGAGTCTAAGACCGCAGTTTCGGGTGGGACGCACCGCCCAAAACGCATTCCTTGACCCACCCCGACCACCCCTGACCCCTCTTGACACACTTCAGCTTTCCCGATGGCTCCTCTTAAACACGCATCCACCACCCACCCATTAGCATCAGATACTCTTTACTATTTTTTTTTTTCAAATTAACGTCTAAAGCACCCCATAGGGGTGCGATACCCCCACGAAAAAAAACAACTGCTTGCACATGTACCGCATGTGCCGGCCTTGTCGCCGCAGTAGAGGTACCCGCAGCATGCGTTGACCAGCCACAGCCAACTTTAGCTGGATTTGCCAGCTATTGTAAGCCTTTGTCAGCCCTTGATTCCTTTAGCTTTGGGCTTTATATCTCTTCATTTGTTGCTTTTCAGGTGTTTCACCGTTGCTTACGGCCGTGCGCTTGAGCAGGGCGTAAGTTTCGCTGTAGTTGGCAAGTGTTGCTGCGTGTGTCTACTTTCGCCAGCTACCGCCAGCCATACTCTGATTAACCATTGTTTGCTATACCGCCCCTGCCACCCCCCGGCAGCGGTTTAGCACTTCGATTGGAGGGTATCAGCGGTGCCCAGTGAGTGTATGAGTTATCTACACGCGATGGCAGGTTATTTGTCTACGTTTATACCGCTGTTGTGCTTGTCCAGTGAGTATGAGCGCCTACCCGGCCTACCATCAACGGATGGTCGCTGCGCTCCCTTGTGTTTGGTTGCGGCTGCGCCGTGTTGATTCAGTTGGCTGTGGCTGACAGATGTGAGCTTGTGATTGCTGCTGCGGAGGTGGAGGTACGATGGCGCGAACTCTATTCCCCGTGCATTTTCGGGGTTACTGACTATGGCTACCACGATTGGGCAAGAGCGGGTAATCCTTTGCTCTCCTGTCTCTTGCCGCGTTAGGCATTTTAGGATGTTTGATGGCAGCAAGATGCAGCTCGGCATCTGCGACGTTTTTGTCGCTGTCACCGACGAGAACCTTGTTACGACCTTTTATGACATCGAGGAAGCGCACGAGATATTCGAGTCGCTCCTTGGCGCCGGCTGGCGCTGACCCTCTCCCCCTCCGGCCACTGGCTGGAGGGGTTTTCTCGTGTCCTCTATTCCCCGTGCATCTCACGGGCTACCGCTGTGCTCACCACTCGTCAGTTCACCTGGCTCTACGCAGGCTTGACAGTTTTGTTCCTTGCGATCATCGCTGTCGGGGCCATCGTGGTGCCGCTTCAACTTGAGAAAGCTGTTACGCAGCAGTGTCTCACCCGGGACTGGCCGGCCGACAAGGCTGTCGCTACTGAGGCCTGGTGCAAGGGCAACGGCTATCAGGTCGGCAGGGGCTGAACCCTGCTTCCCCTCCCCCCTCTGGCCACCGGCTGGAGGGGGTTCTTTCGTGTCCTCCACTCCCCGTGCATTTTCGGGGTCACCGACATGCCTGAGAGCGCCCTTTATTTATTGTCCCAGCGGCTGCGGCTGCTGGCTCGCCGTGACGTCCTGGTCTCCCCCGCCGGGGACCATGTTGCCGGCGCAATCCGGCAGCACTTCGAGCGCGCCTTCCAGCAGACGTCCGCGTTGCTCGACCTGGTGGTCGACGGCGACCAGCTGCAGGATTCAGACCTGCGCTGGCTGAGGCGGGCGCAAGCCCGAGTCGAGCGCTTGCGACCGCATGTGCGGGAGCTGGAGCACCAATCGGTTTAAGTCTTTCCCCTGTCTGGCACTGCCGGGCAGGGGTTTTCTCGTGCACTTTTTGCCCCGTGCATTTTCACGGGTTACCGACGTGACCATCACAGTTGTCAACCGGCGCAAGCCGGACAGTCTCGGACCCCGCGTTTACGTCGGCCGAGGCAGCCCACTGGGCAACCCGTTCGAGATGCAAGACCGCAGTGACGCTGAGCGTAACCGCGTCTGCGACGAGTACGACCCGTGGCTGCGTAGGCAGTACGCGCTCCTGGGCAGCCCGCAGCGGCGGGCTCTGGACCAGCTTGTTCAGCGCCATTGCGCTGGCGAGGACCTGCGACTGGAGTGCTTTTGTGCTCCGAAGCGGTGCCACGCGGATTTCGTGAAGCGCGCGATCGAGCGGCTGAGCGATCTCTTTTGAGCCGCCCAGCTCGCCCGCCCCCTCCGGCTGCTTGCTGGAGGGGGTTTTCTCGTGCACTCTTTGCCCCGTGCATTTTCACGGGCTGCCGCGATGGATCATCCGATCGCTACTTTCGAAGAAGGACTGGCCTTGGCCCGCCGCCAAGCGCGGGTGTTCAAGGCCATGGGCTTCGACGGCCTGGTCTGCCCCAAGCGGAGCCAGAGCCGGATCGAACTCTTGGCCGCGAAGCCAAATTCGCGCACAACAGTTCACCTCACGTTTACCCCCACCGGAGTGGAGGTGGAAACCCTGCCGACCGGCAGCCTGGCCAAGGCGCGAGTGTTGGCGGAAGCCTAGTCCTGCCGCCTGTGGCATGATTCCCCCGTCCTGCAGCCTGCGGAGCGGGGTTTTCTGCTGTCCTTCGACTCAATCTTTTGTGGCACGCTCTTTTGGCGGTCTCTTGCTAGTTGCCGTGGCCCTCGGCTACACCGCTGTGCTCGTGCATATCGGTCTGGGGGCTATCCCCGCTGCCGAGCGGCTCCAGGACGCGGCCGCTTGCCGCGCACAGGAAGGCTTGCCCACCGTGGGGCACGAGCGCCAGCTTCACTGCCGGGGGCTGCGGTGATTGACTGCAACCACTACACATTTGAGCTATACCACGTCGGCTCTCCTAAGCCCCTTCGCACGAAGGTGATCATCACCCGCAAGGGTGTTGACCAGGCGACTGCCGAGCTGCCAGCTCTTACTGCTGAATACCGGTGGCAGCTGGTGGCTATTAAGTGGTCGGCTGCTCGTTTCCTCTTTTGATCTTTCTTTCACATGTCCTCCATTTCCAACGGCGGCATGGCCGGCCGCATCGGCAACTTTGTCTGGTGCTGCGGGTCGGACAGAGTTGCCGATCGCTACGAGAACTCCTTGCTCACCGGCGCCGACCGTTTTGGGGCCTGCTGGCTGCTTTCTCCCGAGCAGGCTGACGCCTTCTGCCGGTGGATGCGGATCATTCTTGGCTGACCCGTACATCATTTCCCTCCGCGACCTCCTGACTTATGGCTTTAGTTACTTGGCGTGATTTGATCACCGAGGAGATGTCCCTAAATGACGACTCCTGGGACAACGTCGTTGCCGCCACTTTTGAAGTCGGCGAAACCGACTGGCCAAAGGAGCTGCGGGATCCTCACGACTGCCTAGACAAGCCCTTCAACGCCGGGGCTGTTGGCGTGGAAGAGGGCTGTCCCTTCACTTTGTGGACGGAGCACCGCGTTTACTTCCCTCTCACTTACGACGGCTACGAAAGCGTTGGCAGCGTTTTTCGCCACCCCAATCGCATGCCGCCGACGACGCATATCGGCAACGGGTAATCCTTTCCTCGGACCCCCAGCCGCCGGGGCTTCCCGGCAAGCCTGCAGCGCTCAGCTGCTATCCACCATTGACACCCTCAGACCATGGCTATCTATTCAGTCGAAGAGCAACAGGCCGTCTGGCTTTTCGCCAGCGAAAGTGAAGCAAAAGCCTTTGACAACGAACGAGCCGACGATCACCGCTGGTCGCGTGTTTCCCTGTTTCAGGGTCGGCCATTCAGAACCGCCAACCCCAACCGCCCAACCGAACCAGGGCCCGGCCAAGAACGCTGCCGCAGGATTCAGCGTCATTGCCACAAGTGGTGGCGGGCTTACGAGGCATGGAACAAAGCGGCAGGCTACGCGGAAGCCTGACCCGAGCCCGCCAGGCGCCGTGAACCCGGCCCCCACACCTCTCCCCCTCTGGCCACCGGCTGGAGGGGGTTTTTTACTGCGCAGCTGCGGCTGTGCATCTTTTTCGTCCCTGTGGAAGCAGGGCTCATGTTTCCCATGACCAGTTCAACCACCACCAAGGCGACCCTTTCCAGCGACCTCGAAGCCGCCGAAGCTCGCGTCATCGAGCTCGAGGCCCGCATCATCGAGCTCGAGGCCCGCATCGAGGATCTCCAGCGCGTCGAACTGTCCACCACTGTGTGGATCAACGACCGCATCACCTCAGACACCACCAGAGGCGGCGACCCGCTGGTCAAGTTCTCCGGCCAGAAGTCGGTGAAGGCTGCCGACAGCGGCCGGGTCTACGGCCAGTACCATAATTTCGTGGCCTACCGCGACATGGCCGACACCTTCAACCAGTTACACGCCGCCGGTGAAAAGCTGGTGACCATCACCGCCTTCGAGTCGCCCTGGTCGAACGGCGCGCGTAGGAGCGACTGGGTGGTGACCTCCATCACCCCCTTCGTCCGCCCCGAAGCCGCCACCGCCCCCGCCAGCGAGCCTGGCCCGGCTGAGAACTACGGAGACACCCACGGCGACGACATTCCGTTCTGATTCCCCCGCCCCACAGGGCGCACCCCGGGGCCCTGGCATTGCCTGGGCCCCTTTCTTCGTGCGACAGTGCGCGTTGTTGACCACTGTTGCACGCCCTTTACCTACCGAGACACAAGTGGCCTTCCTTCTTGCTATGCCCAACCTCAAACTGCCCGCCGGTCAGCGCCTGGCTCAGGTCCTGGCGGGCGTCATCACTGTCGCTTTTTGGGTCTACGCCGCCGGGCGCTTCGCCCGCATCGGCTACGAATGGGCTCGCCCCCGCATCGCCAAGGCGCTACATGCGTTGGCGATCGCCCTCGACGGAGGGCTGGCGTATCCGGACCAGCCGGAGCCGGATTCCGGAGCTGATCTCCTTTGCGACATTGGGTCGCCGATGTACCGCAACGGCGCATTGGCGAGCTACGACCTCCCTGTCGCTGGGACCGTCCACCCCATGGCCACTGGGGAGCTGATCGCTTCTTCTCGCCCCCGCGCCCGCCAACGCAGGCCCCGGGCCGCTGAGGCCGCCGCCGGCGCCCTTGCCGGACCTCTTGCCCCGCAACTGAGCTTGTGAACACACTCTTAATCGTCGACGTCGAGAGCACCGGCCTCGACCCCAGAAAGGACGCCCTGATCGAGGTCGGGGCCATCCTGTTTAACATCAAACACCGGGCCGTCACGCACCAGTTCTCGGCACTACTGCCGAGCGTGGCGCCCAACGGCGCCGAAGCAGTCAACGGAATCTCCGATGCCCTGCTGGAATCGAACGCCGTCCATCGGCTGGACGGATGGGCGACCTGCTGCCTGCAGAGCTTTTACGACAAGGCCGATGCAGTGCTTGCGCATAAAGTCTCTTTCGACCGTCCGTGGCTGGAGCCGCTGCTCCGGACTGACGACAAGGGACAGCCCCGCAACTGGCCTCTCAAGCCCTGGATCTGCACCTTACAGGACGTCCGGTGGGCGCGCCCCGGACTCAAGGCCAACCCATCGCTGACCCGCCTGGCCCTGGCCCACGGCGTGCCGGTGTGGGCCGCCCACCGGGCCCTCACCGACTGCACCTACCTGGCCCAGGTGCTCGCCACCCGGGAAGACCTGCTCCAGCTGCTGCTGGATGCCCAGGTGCCCAAGGCCTTGTATTCAGCCGCAGTTCCCTACGAGCAGCGGCAGCTGGCCAAGGATGCCGGCTTTCTGTGGGAAGGTCATGACGTCCCAAAGGCCTGGACACGATGGCTGCGCGAGGACGAGATATTCGGCCTGCCTTTCAAGGTGGCTCGTGTCGTTAGATGAAGCAAGTCTCCTATAACGAGCTTGTGCTCTACCTTTACCCCCAAATTCGCCAACAGTTTCGACTCAGGCGAAGGCCACCAAGCGCGACGCACATTGTCGTGTTCCAAGGAAATGGCCCGGTTCCAGACACCACCAGCACTGCGCTCATACCCGTTGGCCCAGGCCTCAGGTTCCCGTCCCTCGAGGCCGCCTGCTCCAGCAGCTACAGCGACTACACGGCTCACCCGCTGCACCCTGTCGCCTACTACAAGATCCCCGCGAAGTGTCGTCCATTCCCCTGGGCCGACTGGTTCGACGGCCGCATGGCCATTCGGAGCCTGCCAGCCGAGTGCGTCGCCGAGTGCTCGGCACCGGGGGCCGATGCCAGCGAGGCCGTCGACCACTGGGTCAGGAAGCTCCGCTTCAAGGCCCCGCCCTGGCTGGTGCGCGAGTACCTGCGCGGGGGCGGGGGCTATGAGCCCTCGCAGCTGGTTGATCACCAGGCGAACCTGCGTCGCCTGCTTTGGTCCTGGGCATGCGACTGCCGCGAAGCCGGGGTCAGCGTGTCTCTTTATCTTTCGCGCTGACCAATTCACCCAATGCCCTCCCCTCCTCAAATGAAGCAAATTTCCTACGCCAAGCTAGAGGCCCACTTCGATCCCGAACGACGCGATCGCCTCAAGTTCCTTGCCGACACCCCCGGCGCCACCGCGCTGGTGCTGTTCAAGAACCAGACGCTCGATTCGAGTAGCGCCGGCGCCTGCACCGCAAGGCTCGTTGGCCCCATGTGCCTCTACACGTCCCTTGAGCAGGCATACGCCAGCCACCTTGGCGACCTGCCGTCTCAGCGGCAGCAGGTTGTTGCTCACTGCTTGCTGCCTGTTGCGGCTGCTCCCTCCGACGATCAGTTGCTGAATTACTTCAAGGCCTGCCGCCAAGACGACGATCTCGAACTTGACGAGCTTGTCTCCGGCGGCAGCAACGTCTCTCGGGGCGACGACCCTGGGGCGTGGGTACGCGCCTGGGTCTGGTGCCCCGACGCTGATGTCCAGGCTTGGCTTGAGACGGAGCAGGGCCGAGCGGCGGCGGCGGCGGCGAGTTGATTCCTAATGACAACGACAAGCAACGAAGATCCGGCGCCGCCGGGAGCGACCGAAGGCGAAGCATGGTACGACGCCGAGATTGCCCCGGCGCTGGCCGCGCTGGCGAAGCGATGCCGGGAGCGCGGCATGTCTCTCGTCGCTGCGGCGGAGTACAAGCCCGACCACATTGGTGCGACGTACTTCTTGACAGAAGATGCAGGGACCGCGATGCGGATGTTGCATCTGTGCGGGCAAACCGCGCCCAACGTGGACAGCTACGTCGTCGCACTGAAGAGGTGGGCCGCGCTGAACGGCGTGGACACGTCTTCAAGTTGGGTGCTGTCACGTTGGTAACCGTCTGTTTGATTCCAATGCGCCGTCTATCCATCTGTTCCATCACCGTCAAAGGGCGAGCCGTTTTCCAGTGCTCCATCTGCAGAACCTTCGGCTCGGGCGACTCTGTCACCGCGGAAGTCGCCCACCCTGAAGAGATCGCAAGCATCAAGCCTGATCCCAGCGCTATGCCTATCGGCTGGAGATCTAGCTCCGGCAACGACGGGCGCGGCGATCATCTTGCTTTTAAGTGCCCGAACTGTCGGGACAGCTCCGCCATTCGCATGATCAACCCATGAACTATCTCCCCTCGCCCCAGCCCCCATTCCCTGAGCCAACGATCACTCAGATGATCGCCGACCGCGCGGATCTTCACGTCAAGATCGACGCCCTGCTGCTTGAGTTTTGCCGGCAATACCCAAGGCTCAGGCTTGACGCGAACCTGCGCACTAGCTGGAAAGAGCTTTGCGTCGACATCAAGGCTTGCCTTGAGACGTCCACTGTCGGCCACGGAGATATGAACAGCGTTCATGGAGCAATTGGCCAGCTAGAGCGTGACATAGCCAAACTTCTTCACCCCTTTGCGAAGAAGTATCCTCAAGCAAGCTTAGCCTTGGCCTTTGACCACATCAATGGCGAATGCCAGGCCATCGTCTCTTTGTGCTTCTAACCATGAACCCTCAACTCGTCAAGCTCGTCTACTACAAGCGCAGCGGTAAGTTTTACGACCAAGGTGAACTCCAAGTCGACGCGGGGCTCCCGCTCTTCGAGATCTGGGACCACGTCCGCGCCCTCCGCGCCCGGGGCCGCCTGCCCGGCTTGATCGACGGTGCCGGCAAAGAGTTCATCGTCTCCGTCGACGCCCCGGACCACCGCCACGAACACCCACACCTGCTGATGTGATGAAGACCTACCTGATTCGCCTCCGTGCCAGCGCGCTCGTTGACGCCGAGAGCATCTCCGCCGCCGAACAAGCCTGGATCGACGGCTGCGAACGCGACATCGAGATCGACACCGAAGGCGGTGCACTGGGCATCGAGATCTACGACGACGAGCCCAAGGTCCGTCGTTTCGACGCTCGCAGGGCCAACTGCTGCGCTCTCGACTGCATTGCCCTAGTCATGAACCACCACGCCGCGAGCCCGACCTTGCTCAATATCATCGCCGACATCGTGCGCACCACGGGGCGAGACGTCTCAAGCGGATCCTTCGCGCCCGCTCCCCAGGAAGCCCAGAACTCGTGAAACACCCCACCCACTTCTCCGCCCAAGTCCCCTTCTCGGGGTTCTATGAAACCTCGCACGACCAGCGCATCGACGAGGCCGAGGAGCAGATGTTCTCCGGCGATGACGGCGAGATTGTTTCCAGTGTCGCCTATGAGGCGTTCTGGAGCAATCTCAATTACGGCTCCGTCCACGAGAAATACGCCAAGGCCTACGTGGCCGCCCTGGCCCACGTCCTCAAGATCCCCCTCGACTATGAGGAGATGGTCTCACCGCGAGAATACAACTTCACTACCGATCGGCTGTTCGCCAAGATCAGCCGCTCGGACTTTGCCAAGATGCTGCGTGCCGTCCGCGGCAAGCGCCTCAACGAGGAAGCCCTCGACCGGTTCACCAGCCGCTCCGGCTTCATCAGCTTCTACCCCAACAGCGTCAGTCGTTGGGGGCGCATCGCTGGCTGGGACTGCAACCAGGTCGGTACTGTGCTTTCCTGCTACATCGACAAACTCCACGAGGGGCGCGTCATCCCCAATGAGCGCGACATCGCCCAAGAGCACATTGACATCTGCACGATCGAAGACTGGCTCGCCAAAGCCGCCGACGGCAGCTCACGCTCCAGCTGCAAAGCTTGGGCCGCCCTGTTCCTCAATGGCCTCATTCGCAGGCGCGCCGAGGAGTATTAGCTCAAGGCCTACCTGCAGAACTCCATCGGATCGCACCTCGATCCTCCAAGCGACTACGAAAGGCAGGAAGATCGCACCACTCGCGAGGCGATCTTTGAGGCCCTACCTTCCTTTGACGACCTGATGATCTAAACCCATGATCGAAACCACTTCGACAGTCACTACCAGAGTCACACTCGATGTCAGCGACAGCGACATCGAACGCCTAGTGGAGGACCGCCTCCGCCGCCGGGGCCGCATCCCTAAGGATGCCAATGTCAACCTTGAGTGGCGGGGCAGCCAATGCCCCTACCTTCACGTCACCGTTGAGCATCAGCGGCCTGGGTCTGGCCCTTCGGCTTCAGACCACGACTGGGCCACTAAGCTCGACGACGCCCTTGCCTAATCACCGCCGCCCCATCGGCGAGCCTTCCTCGTCTTCGGCGTCCAGCACGCCCGCCATCTGAAGCAGGGCTTCGCCCGCTTCGGTCAGCCCGATAGCGCCGACGCCGGCCGCGCCGGTCAGCCCGGCATAGGCCCCGCCCCGGGCGTAGGGGTTGGTGGCGAACGCATTGTTCACCCCAGCCAACGCACCTTGCACCCTGCTTCCCATCGTCGGCGCCGCCACCGAACGCAACTGGCCGACCTGGTTGGCCAGTTCGTACATCTGGCGCTGTTGATTCAGCCCGCTGAACACATTACGCGCCGGCGCCTCGCCGGTGGCCATGCCTCGATCCATCAGCATCTGGATCAGCGCGTCCTTGCTGGCCCGCGATCCATCGGCAGGCATGCCGCCTGGACCGATCACGCTGGCCATTTTCGCCTGAGCCTGGCCCAGCGTGCTGTCGGCAGGCACTCGCCCCCGCTGCTGCTGCATCAGGTGATGAAGCAGTTCCGGGGCAAGCGCGTCGGCCTTCAACTGGCCAGACATGATGGCCTCGCTCACGGCATTCACCTGCTCGGCGCTCATCTCGCCTTGACGGGCTCCGAAGCTGGCCGCCCGGTCCTTGGACTCGTCGACGAACCGCTCGTCGATCGACTTCAGCCAGTTGAGGACGCCGTTCATGGCCTAAGAGGATCGACAGTCCTCCCAGTCTAAGACCCAACCTTTGAGGATTTTCCATGGGAGTCAACTATTACTACAAGACCGACCGACGCTTCCTACTTGATCACTGCGAACCAGACGAGGACGGCCTGATTCACATCGGCAAGTCTTCGCACGGCTGGTGCTTCGCCCTTCACGTTTACCCTCCGCTGATCCGCACTCTCAACTGCTGGATCGAGGTGTGGGAGATCGGCAAGTGCCTGATCACTGACGAGTACGACCGCAACATGACGCCCAAGGAGATGCACACCGTCATCACCGACCGCTCCCACCCGGAGCGCCCTGGATACTTCACTTGTGACCTGCTAGAGGAGAACTTCGCCGAGGTGGGCCCCAATGGTCTGCTGCGCCGCAAGATTGACGGCATCTACTGCGTTGGCCACGGCCTTGGCACCTGGGACGCGATGGTCGGGCAGTTCTCGTGAATTGCTGCCATTGCGGCCAGCCGATCCGGCTCATCCCCAGCGCCACCGAGCGGGCTGCACGCTTTGGGGGCAAGCCCGCCGATTACACCCGCCTCTTCACTGCTCACCCCGACTGCGCCATCAGGCACCGGAGCGAGGACACGTCACGGCTTATCGAGAAACTGCGGCTTTCCTGCCCATGAAGACCCTCGCCTTCGATTTCATCTCCGACCCCGGCCACGGCTGGGTCAAGGTCTCTTTTACCCGGTTAGTCCGCATCGTCGGGCCCGACTGGCGCTCCACATTCAGCTCCTGCTCTTTCGAGCGCGGAGAACACGCCTACCTCGAAGAGGACAGCGACGCCCCCCGCTTCGTAAAGGCCTGCCAGGCTGCCGGCATCGAGCCGCGGTGGCGCATGCGCTACAGCGAGCGCGAGAGCCGCATCCACAACTACCCAAGCCTGCAGACGAGCGCATAAGCCGCGATCCCTTCTATCAGGAAATGGTCGATGACTTCTCCAACGGCCGATTCGACCGCCGTAGCCCTGAGGAAGTCCTGGAGGTTCTCGGCTGGATGCCTGAGTCCGAGGTCACCGACCGCGAGCGCTGCGCCGTCCTGGCCGCCCTGCTCGGGAACGTCCTCGAACGCCTTAATACCCTAGAAGCCAAAGCCTCAGAGGGGTGAAGGTCAGGACAATGGTGCTGTGCATTTTTGTCCTACTTCCCATTCGTTCCCCCATCCCCTTCCAATGACGTTCTTCCAGCAATTCACCCTCGGCCCCATCTCCCTGCGCGCTGGCGGCGGTGACAACTGGTCCCAGTTCGACCTGGCATTCACCACCAACCGCAACGCCGGGCAGGCGGCCCGTGAAACTGCCATCCGCTTCGGCTTCAAGTCAGACCACCTGTTGGCCCTGGCCGGCACCGACAACGCCAACGACACCTACGTCACCCCAGAAGGCAAGACCGTCTACGGCAAGGTATCCATAACCCCCGGCGGCGCCGTCCACATCCTCAGCGCCCACCAGGTCTACGCCGAACAGGTTCACCAGGCCAACCTCAAGTCCGGCCTCCAGCTGGCTGACGAAAGCGTGGCTGACCTTGTTCTGGCTGCCGCCTGATCGCGGTTGGGTTGCCACGGGCCCGCCCTACTGGTGACCCGCCCGCCTGGGCAGGCCTATCCTCCTCCCAGGTTCTTTCAAGCAATGGCCCTCCCCGCTCTCGACCCTGGATCCAGCGGCTGGAGGGCGCGCTTTCGCGTTCTGACCAAGAAAGACAACCCTCTGCGCCTGCGAGTTCACGACTCCCTGCGCGGGATTGATTGTTTCTACGATTTCCAGTCCCACGAGCAACTCCGCCACCATGTCAACCAACTCCGAGCCGGCTACACCGACCTCGCTCCCGACGGGATCCTCTCGCCCGGATCCCACACAAGGGCGTGAAGCGATCAAGCGGATCTACAGCGCTGCGATCAACCTCACCGCGCTCGACGCAGAGATCGGCAGCATTGCCGAGATGCTCTCCGACGAGGACCCCGAGGTCGTCGCCCAAGCCACGGCCGATCTTGAGATCCTGCTGGCCGGCCAGGAGGACTCTCAGCTCACCCTGATCGACCGTTGCGATACCGCCCTCTGCATCGCCGATGTCTTGATCGGTCAGGCTGCCATGCGCCGGGCCCAATCCAAGCGCCTTCAGGCCCTGGCTCAGGCCGACGAAACTCTGATTGAACGCCTCCAGACCGTTTCCATCAAGCTCCTGCGCCTGGCCCACCCGGACAAGAACAGCATCTCGCTGCCCATGCACGAGCTGAAGTCGCGCAAATCCCAGGCAGTCATCGTCAACGAGGACATCACCTCGGATGACTACGTCGACCCCGAAAAGCTCCCCGAAAACCTGCGGCGCGTCACTTACGCCCCCGACAAGACCGCCATCAAGGACTTCCTCAAAGCCGGTGGCGTCTACAAGGGCCTGGCGCTGGAGAATCGCCGCAGCTGGAGCATCGACGGCGCAAAGTGAGCGTAATTATCTATCGAGCCCTGACAGCTCGATCTCCTGACATTTACTCGGACCCCGTGATCGCCCCCTTTGCTTCCCTCGCTGCAGTCGCCCTCGTCGCTCTCGTTCTATTCCTTGCCAGCGCCGCCCGGGACGCCATCCTTAGACGCCGCCAGCGCGCTGACATGCGCCGCAGGCAGGCTGCTTTTTACCAGAATTGCCGTCCTCCCGGCCGCTAGCCATGCCCGCCCACTCCTGGGCGGACCGACCTCCTGACTTCCTGCTCAGCCGGACGCCCGCCAAGCGGTGCTTGCTGACCCCGTTCAGCTCGCAGGCCGCCTGGTTCCTGCCCTCCCTGGATCCGGGGCGCGCCCTGCCCCGCCTCGGACAAGCGCTCTACCTGGGCCCAGCCGATGCCGGCGCCATGGTCCAGCTGCTGCAGGACTCTGGCTTCACACTGCGGGCCTGGTCGCCATCTGTGGCGAGCGGGCCCGCAGTGCCAGATGGCTTCGTTCCGTCCCTGCCCACACCCGCCAAGAAGAGCATCCCGCTCTCCTGGCCATACGACCTCAGTCGCATGAGCGAGAGACAAAGCCTCGTTCTGCATTCGCTTTTGAGCCTCCCGCCTGGTGGCGGTACCCACACGATTTTCCTCCAATGAAGAATAACGACTCCAGCGCAATTCCCCCTGAGATGGAATCCGCTCCGCCGACCTGCTTCCTGGTCGCGGTCGAGGAAGACCTCTATCAACGTTTCAGGATCTATGTCACCGAGAACGACGTCTCTGACCGTTTGCTGGCAAGGCGCTTACTGAATAACGCCTTGCGCGAGTTTCTTGACAATCACGCTCCAATCCAATACCCGATTAGCCCGCTGGAGGCGTGAGCTATGGATCGCTACTACCGGGACGCTTTCGAGGCGCTGAAAGCCCTTGTCGCCAATTCCAAATGCCCTGATTTCACTTTTGAGCGCCTAGTCATCAAACTCGCCCCGCTCCCCGAGGCTCTCGACCTGGCCGACAAGCACGGCTTCTGGTCTGACCACCCGCCACTCGAGTCGGGCCGCAGCATCAGCGCCGAAGACTGGGCTTGCGAGGTCGGCGCCGGCAATACACGCCTCGGCTACTGGGACTGGGTCTGCGGCCAGCTGGACCTGGACCAGGAGGAGTCCGAGTCAGACCAGGCAGAGGCCGGCTGATTAGCGAGCAGTTGCTCTGTGCATTTTTCTTGGATCCCCAATGCAACCACAGCTTTCTGACGCTCCGGCAGCGATTGCGCCCGAGCCCGAGTCCCTGATCGCGCCACCCCAGGCGCGCTTTGGGATCACCACTCGCCCTGCTCCGCCCGAGACCATCCGCATCGGGGTTACCAGCACCGGTGAGTGGTATGTCTACGGCTCCGACGCCGGAGCCAAGGACCGCAAACCGGTCGAGGCCTTGGCCACTCCCCGCATCCTCGACATCACCGTGGCCAGCCGCGGCACGGGATCCAGGTTCGGGCTCAGGCCTTACCTGGACGTCACCATGGCCGGTCCGGTGCCAGCCATCCGCTACGTGCTTTCACTGCCGTGCGGCCACCGGCCCACGCCCCACTCCGTCCGCAGCCTCCTGGGCTGCTTGCTCACCCTCGATCTGTCCGACACCGGGGTGATGCTGGTGCCGACTCGCGGTACCAGCGCAGCTTTCGTGAACGTCTATCTCGATCCAGAAGGCCAGCAGCAGGTCCGCGCTGAGCGCATCGGCCCGGACGAGTGCGATCTGCAACAGGCAGTTGACACCTGCCGCGGCAAGCTGGGGCTCCCGCCGCAGTTCGCCCTGGCTGGCGCGGCCGTTCAACCTTCCCTCGATCTAACCCCATGAGCGACACGCCCAGCGACCAAGTCCCTGATTCGGTCAGCACCGAGGCCCTCTTCGCTGCTCTCGGCAGGGGCTTCCCCGATCCCACTGCTCTCCAGACATTCCACTTCGGGGACACGTCACGGCACGAGGGGCTCGACGACCTTGTTGTGCTGCTGACCTTGATCTTCTCCCAGAAAGATCCCCGCCCCGGCCCAAGCGTTGTTCAGACAATTGGCGCCATCGCCTACATCTCCGATCTACTTAGCAGAAAGATTCGTGAGGCCACCAGCGCCAGCCTTCAGGCCCTAGAGCAGGACTTCGAGCGGGTCGGAAACAGCGACCCAGGCCGAGTCCGAGAAGCTCGAATGGTCCTTGCTGCCTTAAACGAAGACGCTCGTTTAACTTTTGCCACGCTCGACAAGCTCCGCTCTGCCGCTTTCGAGCTTCAAGGCAAAGCCCGGCAAGGAGCAACCATTGTCGAAATGGTTCAAACCAGGGGCAAGTCGCCCGACCTCTACAGGCGCCAGCGCTTTGTCTCTGATCAGTTCCTTGATTCGGTCGGCATCGACCGCAAGGCCTTCGACTCCTACCTCAAGAACCGCACCGGTTCCTGAGCAGCGCTACTTCTCTGTTTCTTCTCATCCCCTCAACACCATGTCCTCTGAGTTCACTTCCGGCACATTCGCACAAGTCGGCGCCTGGCACGGCGGCGGCAGCATAATCACCGACGAGGCGCAGCTGAGTGCCGACTACTTCTTCAACGACGCCAACGCCTTGTTCCCTGTTGAGCCACTTGAGCTGTGGGGCGGCAGTCCCTCCGCTCCACAGGACATGGTCCCCCTCAAGGGCAAGACCAAGGCCATCTGGCGGCCCGATAAAAAGCACGTCTTGGGCACCGTCAGCCCTGGCTACGAAGTCATCCCCAACTCCATGCTGCTGGACTTCGCCAAGCGCATCGAATCTGAGGCCACCATCGACGCGGTCGTTGTCCTGCGCGAGGGCGCCAAGGTCGCCTTCACCGCCAAGCTGCGCGATCTTGAAGGCGCTGTCGTTCCTGACGACACCGTCAAGCGCTATGTCGTCGGCTATTTAGGCCATGACGGGAGCGTCGGCTTTGGCGGGATGTTTTCTAATACCCGCGTGGTTTGCAACAACACCCTCCAAGGCGCACTTCACCGCGACGGCCAGGCCGGATCAGGCCAATTCTCGATTGCTCACAACGCCTTTGAGATCGCTCAGATCGACAAAGTCTTGGAGCAAATCGACTTTGCTCGCCAGTCCTTCCCTGAGACGATTTCGCTCTACCAGGCGATGCAGCAGACGGCAGTTGACGACCTGGGCTTCCGTAACTTCATCAACGCCGCCTACCAACCCAAGCCCGTCGAGACCGCCAGCGGCGGAGTTCGCTCTGGCGACGTCCTGCTCGACATGCCCAGCAAGGCCGACGCCCTGATGGCTGCCTGGCAGCACGGCGTCGGCATGGACATTCCCGGCGTGGCCGGTACCGCCTGGGCTGCGTTCAACGCCGTGACTCAGGTCGAGGGGCGCATTCCGCCCCACGCTGCCAACAACAAGCGCCGCTTCCACAGCGCCTACTTCGGTGGCGGACGGACGATCATTCGCCGCGCCGAGCAGGCCGCCCGGGCCCTGGCCGGGGTCTGATCTCTAGCGCCTTGCCCACCCTCACGGCCTCGCAATCGCGGGGCCTCTTCCCTTATGTCCAGCTTCGGTGACTTCCTGGACGACCAGGACCTCCGGCGCGAGCGCCGCGAAGAACTCGATGACGACGATCTTGACGAAGCCGACGCTCAGGCCTGCTGGGCTCGCGACGTCCAGGCCGAGGTCGCGCGGCTGACCAACCGCCAGCCGCTCTGATGTCCAGCTATGCCTTCCAGTTGCACCTCGGCAACCAATGGCTCACCGTTGCCACAGGCTCCAAGGACTACTGCCTGGGCTACTTCCAAGCCAGACTTGCCTACTCCCCTCGGCTGGCTCAGCGAGTCCTCCATCGCCCCAATCAGGGGCCGTCCAAGGTGACCGTCGAGAGCCCAGCAGTGGAGGAGGTTCACATCGGTCAGATGGCCGGCTTCCCTTCTGCTGAGCAGTACGAAGCTGCAGCTGCCAAGGCGCTGGCCGCGGCTCAGCACATTCGATCGAGAAGCAGCACCTTGAGCCGCAGCGACTAATGCCCATCTTCAAGGATCCCAAAGCCATCGCTCTCTGCGATCAAATCCGCCCGGTCCTTCCTGACCGCCCGCCCGGATGGATCTGCTGCCCTCATCACACGCGCCGCCACATCCAGATCGGCCACAAGACCTATGGGACCGATCCCGCGATCACCGGCCAGGTGGACGCCCTGGCTCACGCAATTGAGCGCCTTGATCTCACCCGCGGCCTCGGCTACACCGTCGTCATCGTCAGCCGCTGAAGTTCTCATTCCACATTCCATCGCACGCAACCCATGGCGAAATTCCAGCTCACGATCTGTGCCGACTACGTCAAGGACTGGGGCCTCCACGAGGGGGTCCGCGAGGCCATTCAGAACGCCCTCGACGGTCAACAGGATGGCTGCCCCATGACCATCCGCCACAGCGCGTCTTCCGACTCGCTGATCATCGAGAACCAGGGCGCACGACTTGATCGCTCTGTCTGGCTGCTGGGCAACAGCAGCAAGAGCGCCGGCGCCCACCGCGGACTTTTTGGCGAGGGCCTGAAACTGGGCACCCTCGCCCTGGTTCGCGCCGGGCACAGCGTCGCCTTCGTTAATGACGACGAAAACTGGGCCCCAGCCCTCGCTGACTCCGAGGCCTTCCCCGGCCAGCAGGTGCTCACTATCAGCACCCGCGCCCGCAGCGCCACCGGCAAGTTCTCTGTCCTCATCGGCGGCATCGATGCCGACCGGTGGGGCGAGATTCGCTCCAACTTCTTGGACCTCAATCCTGACTACGTCAAGACCGAGGTCCGCAGCAGTGTCGAGCGCCTGGAGCATCCCAGCTTCATCGAGAAGCTTTTCGTCAAGGGCATTGCTGTCGACTCTTGGCCAGGCCTGCAGTACGGCTACAACTTCACCAACGTCACCACCGACCGCGACCGGCGGATGGTTTCCCAGTTCGCGGTCGAAGGCGCCTTGAGCAATTACTGGTCCTCTGCCACTCGCGACCCTGAAGAGTTGCCTTTGCTGATCAAGCTGCTCAAAGCCAACGCCCGCGACGTCAAAGGTGTCCACAATTACATCTTCGGCATCGAGGGAGAGATCCTGCGCAAGGATTTCCTCGCCACTTACGGCGAGAAGGCCTGGCCCGTTTCTTGCGACGCCGAGTATGACGACGTCACCCACTGGGGCCTCGTTCCTGTTCTGGTCCCCGAGGCCTATCTTAAGGCTTTAGAGGCTGGCGGCATGACGATCGCGGCGGCGCGCGAAGCTCACCGCACGGCGGTTCTGACCACCATCCCTCTCGATGAGCTGCGTTCCGTCGAGCGCTCCATCTTTGACGAGGCCATGGAGCTGGTGGTCGCCAGCGCGGGCCGCAAGGGGCTGCCCAGCCCCCGCCTGATCGCTCGGGTGGTGCAGTTTTCCGACCCCGCCACCATGGGCATGTACGTCAACGAAAACGGCAAGACCAGTATCCTGCTGGCTCGCTCGATCCTGACCAGTCTCGAGATGACTATCCAGACCCTGGTGCATGAGACCGCCCACTTCGTTGCCCGCGACGGCCACGTAATGCACGAGCGCACCGAAGGCGAGATCTTCTCGGACATGGTCTGCCGGCTGTTGCATTCGGTTGCACGCTGATGGCGGGCGCCGCCGCTTCAAGCGGGGCCCTCTTTCTCTTTTGTTTTATCCCCATGCCTGACACTTCTGACGATCTGATCACGATCCGCGAGGGAGACCTCGTCGAGTCCCTGACCATGGCGATGCACGCCGAACACCTCGACGACGAGACCTGCAACAGCGTGATTGCAACGCTGCTTGATGCGATTACGAACAATGAGCAGGCTTCACCTGCAATAGCTGCCAAGCCGACGACAGAGCTAGAACCTGAAGGCAACGATCTTCCGCCGTGGCCCATTGGAACGGTCGTTAGAGACGTGGAAACAGGCTATCGCATTGTTCTAACGCATCCTCTTTTGCGTAGTGACGCATACGAATTTGTATGCGAAAAGGCGCATGGAGAAAAGCCGTATCCCGACTATTCCTATCTTTGCAACAGCAGTTACTGCCGATGTCGGAGTTAATTAACGAACAACACATGAACGCAAGCGAACCACACACCGTCTCCCCGGGCTGGCCGCTGGCCTTGCTTGTAGCCTGCCCCCTCTGCAAGCGCCCCCGCGGCGAATCCTGTCGCAACTCCCGTGGCAAGGACCGCTGGAAGCCCCACTTGAGACGCTCTAAAGCCGCCCTTGCCCTGCCACCGGGCGAGGGCCCGCGCCGTAACGACAAGGGCAACCCCCTGCAGGTGTACCGCGCCAGGCAGGCCGCTGACTGGGGCACGAACGCCCTTGGTTGGGCCGCCCCCGACGGCACCAACGAAGACGACTGGGCCGCCTCCGGGCGGCCATTCCCTGAAGAGAGCTGGCCATGAGCATCATCCGCCACACCGACGCCGAAGTCCTCCAAGAGATCGCCACAATTATCTGGCCTCCATCCAACCCCAACCGGGAGTGGAGTGCGGACACCCTTCAAGAGGTGGCCGACACCCTGCTGCTCCTGCGGCCCGAGCTTGAGCCCTGGCGCTTCAGCTGCTTAGTCGATCACGGCTGGGTGGAGAACGCGCTCGACTGCGCTGAGCGTCGCTCCGATGCGGCCTTGAGCGCCTATCTTTTTTCCAGCGACGGGAGTGAATGCGCTTATGAACCCGTGGAAGCTGCAGAGTCCATTGTCGACGCCCTGACCCGCCTTCTTGAGAGCGAATCTGATGACTGAGCCCACACCGGTCCAAGACGACCGCTACCTCGAAGCCGCTCGCGCCAAGTACATGGGCGATTCCGACATCGAGGTGGTTGACGTTGACGACACCGACGTCATTGACGGCGCCTGGGTCAATGCCCGGATCTTCGTGCGTGACGATGAGGTCGAGTCTGCCCCGGGCCCGACTTACGACGTCTGGATCGGGGAGCAGGAAGGGATGTGGTCCCTCACTGGCCGTCCCTGGGTCTGGGTCTGCGACCAGTCCTTCTCTTGCGACGACGACCCCGATGGCAAAGGCGCACGCCGCAGTGCACACCAGTACGCCCGCGCACTGCGCAACATCTTCCCCTGCGCCGTCGTGGCGGTCAGGCCCAGCGGCAAGGCTCCGCTGCCGATCAAGCATTCTTGAATGATTTCCTCTCAGAACCTCCCCTCATGCCTGAAGAACCTCTTCTTTTCTGGCTCGTCAGCGGCCGCATTCCCTACGACGATGACGACACCCTCTACGCAACGCCAGGGCGGTGCACCAAGGCGAAAGCCGAGGAGGACTACCGCAGCGCCATGATTTCCGCCGAGCTGGGATTCGACAGCGAGGAGGTCTTGCGGCGGGAGAGATTCGACAACATCACAGCCAATCAGCCGCTCACTGACGGCGTCATTGTCACAGGGCTTGCATCGTCTAATTCGCCGATCACCTTGACAGACGGCTATGCCCTTCAGCCTTCCGTCTCTTCACGCCCCGCCAACCGAATCCCCGTGCCCGACTATTACACCCCCGTCGAGAAACAACGCGCCTACCGCCGCGCAGCCAAGGCTCTTCGCGCTCTGGCGGCCGAGCTTGGGATTCCTCCCGAGAGCTACGACATTCGCCACTGCTACGGAGGCCCTGGCGTCCCCGGTGAAGCTATCTTCCATGGCGACACTCTCTATATCACTTTGCCGCTCTTCCCGTCATCCGAAAACACCCAGGCCCACAAGGGTTTCTTCCGCTCCTGCCAAGGGCGAAAGGACTACACGGGCGGCAGGAACATCTGGTTCGAGGGGAATCCTGCCCCCTGCGCGGAAGAGATTCGCCGCGCTGTTCCGCAAGCTGTTTCCGCCCCATGAGCAGCCGGTGAATCTTAATGTACAACCATTGGCGCACAGTCGAAGAGGTCGATGCCCAGGCGAAAGACTTGGGAGCGATCGTTAAGGTTGTCAATCGTGTAAAGATACCAGCCTGGAACTGCTCCGAAGGCCATCACTACAGGCTTCAACCTTGGTCTGACCACTACTTCAGCCAAGATAGACTAGAGATCGCCTACTGCATTCGTGATCTGCTAGTCGCAGGTCACGATCTACACATCCTTTCGCAACCCCGAATCTGGGATGACTACTTCTTGTCCCTGGATACAAACATTCTCGTCAACCTGTCCCCCTCCCCTGGCCATTTAACCCGACCCATGGACAACCCCATCTACCTGCAGCGACGACTCAAGCTTGATCGCCCGACCCTGGACTACGACCTCATCGAGATTACCGAAGTGGCGGTCACCGTACTTGAGCGGCACCCCGAACTCAGTTTGATTACGGGCGTCGAGCTGATGCGCTACTGCTACCTCCAGGGTTGCCCCGAGAAGGGCAGACGGCTGCCGACCGTCAACCCCTACAGTCAAGGCAAGAACAAGCGCGGCCACGTCAACAGCTATATCGTCGGGCCTAACTGGCTCAACGAATGGAACCACATCGATCAGATGTGCGAGCCAGCTCGCAGCAAGGGGTACGCTCCCGAGCGGGAGTACGCCCGAAACATGGGCCACGCCATGGCCTACGACACTTGGAAGGATCCCGACGGCGGCCTCTGGTTCTGCAGCGAAGCCACCGAGAGGGAGGCTTCGTTCTCCCTGGACTCCTGGGTCCGCCAGCACAGGACCATCGCCCAGCCGCCACCGGTGGGCTGGACATTGTTCACTCGTCCCAACCAGCCATCGCCTACCGAGACGTCAACTCTGAAGGCCTGACCTTTTCCGAATGGGTCCAGGCCGCCGGGCGCTTCAAGCCCGATCCGATGGGCGGCAATGATCGCAACTTTGAAGCCGACTGCGCTCCGTATTCCCGTTCTTCTCCCAGCGGCACGCGCACGTTTTTCCCCAAAACCCTGCGCGACGCCTGGCGCAACGGGGAAGACCCCACCGAACACCGCGCCGCTGCCCCTGGGCGGCGCTTTGATTGATCGCATCCTCCGTCCATCCCACCCAACCAGCACGATCCCGCCATGAGCACCAACCCCATCGTCACCTGCCAGCACTGCCTTGCCACCCGCGACTGCACCCTGCATCCCCGGGCCAGCGTTCCGGTTGAAGCGGCCAAGCGCTGGCTGAAGGCCAAATGCCCAGGCCGCAAGACCATAGGAACCAAGTGCAGGTTCACCTATCAATGCGGCGTCGCGCTCTCCTTGCCTCCCCGCCAGTAGGCTTGCGGCCCAGATCTGATCCCCTCCCCCGCCCTGCACGCCAGGCGCGGGGTTTTCTAGTGCCCCACATGCCCGCTTCATGAACTTCTGGCGCTTGCAGCCCTTCATCACGGCCGCGCCATCGGACCAGCTGGTGCGATTTACTCATGGCAATTCCAAATTGCCGAACTCGACCATGATCCTTTCCCTGCCCGCCGGCCACACCTGCCCCGGCGCCAAGGACTGCCTCACCCGCGTCCCTCGCGACGGCGGTTCTGCCTGGACCTCGCCGGGCTTGAACTTCGCTTGCTATGCCGCGTCCCAGGAGCGCTACCGCTCAACCGTGCGGAACCTCCGCTGGCGCAACTTCGACCTGCTGGCTTCACTCAACAGCTACGACATCACGGCCAACCTGGCCACGGCTTTCTTCCAGCAGCGCCGCTCCTTCACTAAGCGAGTCAGATTCTTCGAGAGCGGCGACGCCTTCAAGCCTGAGCTGGCCTCCGCCATCACAACATTCGCTTGGGCGATCGAGCCCATGGTCGTCTACCTCTATTCCAAGGCCCTGCCCTTCTGGGTCAGCCAGGACATTCCCGCCAACCTCCGCATCACCGCCAGCTGGGGCGGCCGCTTTGACCGCCTGATCACCGACCACTTCCCAAGAAGCGCGCGAGTGGTGCAAACTGAAGCAGAAGCGTGCAGCCTGGGTCTTCCTCTGGACTTTGACGACAGCTACGCCTACCAGGACGAGCCCGTCCACTTCGCCCACCTGGTGCACGGGTGGCAGCCCAAGGGCTCAGGCGCCGCCAACGCCATCAACGCCCGCCGGACCGCCGGAGAGTTCACTGGCTACGGCGCTTCCAATTCCAATCCCCATCGATCCCTCGCCCCCTCATGCTGAAGACCGAGATCTCTTCCAAGATTCCCCTGCTCCTGGGCCTTTCTGCGCCCCCCATCAAGGACCAGGTCGAGAGCCAGGGGCTCACCCTGCTCAATCACGAACTCTGGGAGCGTCGCCACACCGCCATGAACCTGCTGAACATTGGCGGCTTCCTGACCGCGATTGAAGTCGAGCGCATCGCTCAGCGCTTGATGACAGGTATCTGCCAGGACGCCTACTTCGAGGAAGCCGTCCGCGAGGTAGAGGCGGAGGCCGCGGCCGAAGCCGCCCCTGCTGCTCCCGCCCCGCCTTTGCCCCACCAGGAGTGGAGCGCCGGGGAGCTTGATGCTTACCTCGCCGACGAGGGGCATCTCCCAAGGCAGGGGCAATGAGCGCCAACGCGCAAAAGCACCCCCTCCGCGTCGGCCAAATTCTCTACCGCTACCAGGACCAGGTCGTTGCTTGCGACAACTGGGACCACCCTGGTTTCATCTACTCCCTGGGCGGCCACGTCGAGGTCTACTGCATCGAGGGCCGCGTTGACCGTTTGACCCTCAAGGGCGCCCACGTCAAGTTCCCCGACTACATCAACGATCGCTGGATCTCGGCAAGCGCCCGCAAGCGTTTCGCCTATCCCACGATGGCGGAGGCCTGGGAGTCCTACCAGGCCCGCAAGCGCTGCCAGTGCGAGCACCTCAAGCGCCAGCTGCTGCGTGCCGAGGCGGCGTTCGCTCTTGAGCAGCCGGCGGCTACGGCGGCTCAGGAGCTTGCGGGGCAGGTTCTTCCGCGTGCTATCTCGGAGGATGACAATGCCTTCTTTGATGACCTTTGTTTTCGGCAAGGGCAAATACGATTGTTACTCCCACCGAGCACATGAGCGCAACTCCCAGCCTGACAGAAGACACTGATTTCGTGCGGAGTAACGGCTACGTGCTCGATCCCGCCAGGGATCTTGAGCGCTTTACGCTCATGCAGTACAGCGCAATGGAATGGCACCTGCAACACAATCTCTACCCGCCGATGGACCGCCGCTTGGCCACGCCATGCCTTGAGGCCATCGAGCACTTCCGCCAAGGCAATCCTGACGCTCCAATTACAATCAACGGAGCGACCGAGATCAAGGGCAAGCCGATTACGGCGTCCTTGTTGATAGAGGATCTTGCGCTTGGCGATTTTCTGGTCTCCTGCACTGACTAACGCGCCGATTCTCTTCACGTTTTCGTCCCCGCCCCATGCACGCCCCCATCAAAGCCTGCTCTTTCCTTTCAGTTTCCGACGTCCTGTCCTCTCACCTCACGACGCAGGGGGAGCAAGATCAGTTCTGGAAACTCTATCTCGACGGCCTACCTTACTGCCGCTACGGTGACGGCTTCCTGAGCCTGATACCCGCTAAGAAATTTGCCGATAACTGTCAAGATCGACTAGGTCACCGCGGAAAGACCTGGACGGACTTCCTGCAAGAGGTCCGTGCCATTGGGCGCCTCGAGGGGCTCTACGTCGACCTTGAGTCCTGACCACTCGCCACAGTGAGCCCACCCCTCGAATCCATCACTGTCTCCGGCCACGAGCTGATGTCCTTCTACCATCAGCTCCGGCTGATGACCGCCGGCGAATCCCTCGCCGAGCCCAACGCCGTCTCTCTCCTCAACGAAAGAGCAGGCGTGCGCCGCGGGAGCCACTACTGGCTTGAGGCCTTAGGCCCCGCTTATGACTCTATGACTTCTGGAGGAACTGCACCATGACCTTTGATCCTGACAGCATCACGCCATCGGAAGAGTTACTGGAAGAGTGTATTTCAAACCCAGGAAGCATTGGAAGAGATTGCACCCTTGCCGCCCGCTGGGGCGCCGCCCAGGCCGTCAAGGCGCTGCGGCATCAGTGGCCTGAGCCGATTACGGATCGGCCGCCGGCTGAAGAGGATGCGGATGAATGTGGATTCGTTCAGTATCTTTTTGCGGGGAAATGGAACTTTGATTCCTGGGATAACGTTGCCAAGAACCAGCACCAGGCCTGGCTCCACACCGCCAACTGGCGCCCGATGCGCGAGCCTACGCTGAAGGAGCGGGCGCCGGCGCTGCTGGACAGCAAGGATTTTGACACGGACTTTACCACCGAGCAGATCGCCCTGCTGCGGCAAGTTGTGGAGTCAGCCCCCGACGCAACCCCATGAGCGCCCCTATGGACCTTGTTGACCTTTTTGTCGGCACCACCTCCTTCCGCCAGGGAGAAGTGGACCGCACTCATCGCGTTTGGACCTTGCTTGTCCCGCCAGGCAGAGACTTTCGGGTCTCCGTCCATCGCCACCAGAACTACCCGCCTACTCAGTGGCTGGCATCCTGCGAAGCCATGAACATCAACTGCCTCAAGCTCGCTGCAGTCGACGCCCCCGCTGCCAAGCTGGAGGCGCTGCACGCCATCGGCGACATCCTTGCGAATCGCCTCAAGCGCATCAACAGCGCACTGGCACTAATGAACCCGGATCCGGATGCCACAGTTCCACTTGAGGCATCCCCTCCGCCGCCATCCGATTAAGCGATAGCACTAACTCTCGGGCCCATTCCTCCAGCAGGAGTGGGTTCGTTTGATTCCATTCATGGATGAAATTCCAGCGCCCTCCAGGCAAAGCTTTCAGCTTCACGTCCACTGCGCCGGGGCGATTGTCCACGTCCCGAACATGCACGATCAACCCTTCCCCAACCCGGAAGGTCGGACCCATGGCCAGCAGCTCGGGGAGAACCACGAAGGCGGCCATCGTGATCAATGCAGTTGCAACCAGGCTAGTCCAAGAGCGCCGTCTCCAACTCGCCGCAAGCTTGCTGACAGGCGGCAGCCATAGGGTCTACCTTGGCTGTCCTGCCTCCCACCGGCTTCCATGCGACAGCGCGCCGTGCTGATTCGTCTTGCCGACGATCAGCCTCTTGAGCCTTCTTGGAATCCCTTGATCGAACCCGGGGAGCTTGAGAGCAGCAACCAACGCCTGCTCGCCATTGCTAGCCCTTTCCGCTGGCGCTGGCTATACGCCATTCCTTCCCCACACGCACCATGCAGCTGAACTGTGAGAGTCGCCTGTTTGCCGTCGGCGCGGACTTTGCTGGCAACTATGCCCCCTATCAGGGAATTTACTTCTGCCCAGGCCCTCGCGGCGTCGGCGTCATCGCGTCTTCCTCCGATCGCGGGGCACTGACCTTCGTCGGCTATGACGAGTCTGGCACCATCGACGAACCGGTCGTTTTCATTCCCACCAGCGAGCTGGCCGCCGCCAGTCGGGGGCTCAAGAGCGGCCCGCGCACCTTGAGCATCGACACCGAGACCGGGATCGCTGCGGTTACGACGCCGCTCAAGACCAAGGCCGGCAAGACCGTCGAGATGTCCGCTCCGCCGGTGAGCACGATTGCCTTCCCGGACGTCCACGGCGTGGTCGCCCGCCTGGTCGCCCACTGGGAGGGCATGGGCCAGCAAGTGGATGCCTGCGGTCGCTACGACGCCAAGCTGTTGCTGCAGGCCCTGCGCGCCGCCGAGGGACTAGGCGACTCCGTCTCCCTGGTCGGGATGAGCGGCGGCCCCCTGCTGATCAACATCGAAGCTGCGGTCGAGGACGAGACAGCGAAGAAGAAAACGGTCCGGATGCAAAGCACCGGGCTGCTTTTGATGCTGATGCCTCAGACAGCACAGCCCGTTCCGCCTCCGCCCGCCTGGGTGCACCGCTGGAGCTTGGACTCACTTGCGTCCGGCGAGATTCGAGACACACGTTGCACAACGACTACACTGGCTGAGCCCTGACGCTCCCAACCTTGAGCACGGCCTCAATTCTCACCAAGATCGCCTCTCGGCCCACGCTAGAGGCGATCTCCGGCAACGAACTTGCCACCTGCGAGACACTCACGGACGACGCCCAGAAGATCCAGCTTCGGGTCGTTGCCCGGCCTGGCTCTGCCACCGCCAACAGCCTGCTTGGCCAAGAGGTCGGCAACCTTGTCATCCTGACCGGCGACATCACCCTCGATGGTGATGGCAACTTGCCGGTCATGAACCTGCGCTCCATTTGCAAGGGCTACCAAGACCAGTTCCTTAACGAGGTGTCCGTGACCGGGCGCCTGTCCGGCCAGGTTCGGGGGGCCGAACAGTCCGATTCTTCGTCCCTGGCGGTCAACCGCCTGGAGAACGGCGAAGAGAAGGTCGATTGGTTCCGCATCCGCTGCTTTGGCGCCAACCGCGAGCGACTGCTTGACGCCCCCAAAGGAGCCTTGGTCACCGCCAGCGGCATCCTTGAGATGCGCACTTCCAAAGAGGGCACCCCCTTTGTGGAAGTCAAGGTTCGAGTCCTGCGCCTCCACGCCAGGGCCCGCGGCCACGACGCCGCTGATGGCAAGGAAGCCGCGGGCTACTCCAATGCTGACTTCGACGGCAGCGATGCCCCGCCGATGCCGGCGGACTGGAGTTGAATTTCGCTCCATTTTCGCCACCACCGCCCAATCTCGACGCCATTCACGCTTTTTCACTCCTTCCATGGAACAAAACGATTCTTTCGCTGCAGTAATCGCCGACTTCAACGACGCGATCGCCACTTGCTCTTCTGACTACAAAGGCAGTGACAGTCCTCACTCCGGGCACCGCTGGTCCCGCCGCAGATGGAATGGCCCAGGCCAATTCATCCAGCTGGCTCAACCCGACGTGTTAGATCTTATGACTTTTCCTTTCGTCTTCATTCACACGGTTCAAGGCTATCACATTCCCTGGCTGCCCAGCCAAGGCGACATGCTGGCCACGGATTGGTACATCGTCTAATCCTGTCTCACGCTCAACTCAATCCACACACCACACTGGTCCCCACCAAAGGACTGAATCCCCATGAGCATGCTGCCCCCAAACTACAAAGACGCCAAAACCTGCAAGCAGGAGATGAACTCCGGCGGCGATCCCCGCTACATCGACCCCTCTAAGCTCTCCGACGGCGAGACGATCAACGTGCGCCCTTGCGGCACATACGCTTCCGGGCATGTAATCGGCGGCTTTGAATACTTCTCCGAGACCGCCAAGCGCACTCGCCGCTTCCCGGAGTTTCCCGAGGAGTATCTCAACGACATCGGTTTGACTTGGGAGGGCAAGAACAAGGGGACCGGCGAGAAGGACCAGCCGAAGTATTTCCTCGCCATGACAGTCCTTAGCAAGGAGAGCGGTCAGTTCTCGATTCTGTTCATTCCGCAGCTCAAGCTGCGTGAACAGATGGAGCGCACTTTTGGCATTGAGGATTACATGTATGAGGGCGATTCCATTGCCCCTTACTACTTCTCGATCACTCGCACTGGCCTAAAAAAAGACACCGCCTACTACGCCACCCCGGCCCTCAAGCCCGCCGACCCCGATTCCATCGAGCGCTGGGAAGCGGCCCGCAACGGGATCTGGCTGCCAGCCCTCTTTGACGGCGCCGACCCGTTCGCCGGCAGGCCTGCCACGGCCAAGGGCAAGCCTGCCAAAGGCAAGGGCCAACCTCCCGAAGCGACCGACGCCCTCGGCGCCCAGGGCGTTGCTCCCACTGCAGGTGCCCCCGGGGCGGCTGATAAGTGGTGATGGATCGTGACTTGGCGGCAGCGGCGCGCTTCGCTGACCCCCATGCTATTCGTCAACCTTCAATTCTTCTCCCCATGAACCCTCAATTCCTCGACCAGGCCACAGCAGCACGCTCCGCTAGGGCCAGCGCTTCGGCGCTCGACCAGTTGTCCGCCTTGCAGGAGACCGCCAAAGGCGCCCTGATGTACGGGCTCAGCGGGCTGCCTGTTTCGATTACGACTACCCAGGTGATCTTCGTGCTGCCGGTCACGATCTCTGAGGAGCGCTCCCAGGATGACTACCTCCAGGCCTGCGACGAGCTGCTGGCTGAAGGGGCCATCGATTACTACCACTTCGTGAATCACACCGATCGCTGCCGCGCCAGCAATGGAAGCATCGACAACCTCTTCACCATGCTCGCCACCCCGCTGGTCATCGCTGTCCGCAAGCGAAGCGCTTGCTCTACTCGAGTTGGCCCAGCGGCCGGCTGACGTCAAAGCGATATTCTCCCGCTGCGACGAGGAGGTGCTCCAGCACGCCTGGGCCCTCCTCGACCCCATCCAGCGGGGGGCCCTGCTTCTCACCCGCGTTTTTCGCGGGTCTTCTATCATTCTCGACAATTCCAGCTATGCCGACCCCGCAGACTTTGCCGGATCTGGTGAAGATTTTGATCAATCACCTTGAAGGCATTGGTAATCATTTGCAGCTTCAAACCGCCAAGCTGACGGAGATTGCTGACAGCCAGCGAGAGGCGCTAGATCGCCTGAAATCCCTCGACGTCAACATTGACGGGTTCACCGATTCTGGCGCCAACTTGCGCACTTTCCAGGTCGATCAGTACACGACAGGCTTCTTGTCGCTGCTGGGGCCCTTGCTTTCGGCCAGGCTCAACAAAGAGCTGGGCAGCCGCTCGATCCCTGACCTCATAAAGGCCTGCGCTCCTCTAACACGAGATGCCCTCGAAGAGATGGGGGCTTACCGCCAGGCCCAGGCAGGCAGGGACCTGCTTGCCAACACGGCCGGCACGATGGGCGACGCCCGGACAGAGCCCGCCCCCGATCCCAGCTCCGACTGGGACGACCTGGATAGACAGCCCTTCACCCCGCCGAGCCAATGAACGAGTCTCAACCCTCCCCACCGAAAACCACCATCGAGGCCATTGGCCAAGACGCTCGCACCATCAAGGTAGCCTTCCAGCGCGATGGCGGCACCAAGTTCAGCGATGCGCCACTGCCGGGGGCCAGCCGGCCGGAGACCTTGCTTTGCTCTAGCGGCAACTTTTCCGGAACCGGCGACTACTTGAAGACCTCTGTTGGCATTCCTGCTTTCGAAGACTGGCCTGACATGACCGTCGACTGGAGGCAAGACCTCCAGGGCAGGATCACCGACGTCCGTTTCACCAGGGGCGTGGCCCGCTTAACCGACCCACTTGCAATTTCTGCCATGAACATTGACCAGGCGCTCGAAAAAGCCATCAACAAAGCCATAAGCGAGCGCGAGCACGCTTTGGGCCTTGCGCTGAGCCTTGCGCTGGATCTCCCTAGCCAACACTGCCTTGCGGCGGCTATCCAAAACAAGGACAGACTCGCCTGCGTCAAGACTCCAACCGCCGCCTGGTACTACGTCGACGGACGCTGCATTTATGGACATTCCCTCATGGAAACGCACTGGACGGAAGTCAAGTTTGGCCAAGGCCCCACCTACGTCACCGTGAAGGAAAGAACCCTCAACCCGTCCGACGCTCCAGCGTTTCAACCCCCCACCCCTCCGGCAGCCCCAACGCCCGACCCCGAAGAGGGCCATCGGATGCCGACAGAAGGCATTACCCACAGGCTGCCGAGGCCGGAAGATGCAGATGCCCTGGGCACGATCCAGGTCCTGAAAGATTCTCGCTGGCTGACCTGGAGCGTGGCTGCATTCAATGGGCACGCTTCCTGTTCCCCTCAGCTGCCCTGGATGCACACCCCCGGCTGGAAGCCCGATCCCTCGGTGCTCAAAGACCAAGCGATCGCGAGAGTCAAGGACGGCCGGGCCTATTTCACCTCCACTGACAAAGCGTTGATCCTGGCGGCCCTTGAGGCGGCCCCTGCGGAGCGGGCGGTATGACAGCCTGGTGCGCCCCGCATAGCAGCAAGCCAAGAAGCGATCAGCAAATTGTTGACGAGTGCAACGCATTGGCACGACAGTTCTACAAAATGCAAGGCTGTGAACAATCAGCCGACTTCAAGTTCTACGAAGCTACCCATCCGGCCGAAGCGGGGTGCTGGAACATGGCCGCATTGGCTTACGACCACATTGAGGGCACTGAAGTGGACGAGTGTCTCAGAGAGTTGGCGGAGCCTCCCAGCTGCTAAAGTAGCCAAGCCTTCCGCCCCGCAAGAGACGGGCACGGAGGTGCTTCCTTGAAGCTGTCAGCTCAGGAAGCCTGGCTGGAGATTGGGACCTTCAGCTTCAGAGGGAGACATCTTCAAACGCCCTGGGCCTTCTCCGCCCGGGGCGTTTTTTGTTGGCGCGTGCATCGCAAAGTCAGGCAGGCCTGCCCCTGAGTCTTGGCTTCGCAAGGCGCGCCTTCTACAATGGTCTCACCTGAGACCCTTTCGTGTCGCTTCGCCTTGAGATCAATGGCCGGCGGCACTATCAGGTGGCTCCTGGGGTCTACGTCCCTTCAGTGACCACTGTCCTCGGGGCGACTGCTTCGCCGGCCAGCAAGAAGGCCCTGAACAACTGGCTGGAGAAGAACCCGGGCGGGCGGGAAGCCGCGGCCGATCGCGGCACGGCCGTCCATAAAGCCTGCGAGGACTACATTCGCGGGCGCGTTGTTTCAGTCCCAGCTGAGATCCGCTGCTACTGGGACGGACTGGCGGCTCATCTCGACTCCTATGACAGCTTCATTTGGAGTGAGGTCCCCTTACTCCCCCAGCACAGGCACCTGATCGACGCCAAGAGCGGTATCGCCATGGTGCACTCCCTCCAGTACCGCTACGCCGGCGTTCCTGACCTGATTGCCTTGCGTAACGGGGCGCACTTCCTGGTCGACTTCAAGACTTCCAGCAACCCCTACTGCCGGTTCTTTCCCAAGCAGGACGACGACGAGATCCTCGCTGCCGGGGGGTCGTTCGGGGGGTGGATGAAGTACCTCAAATGCGCCACCCAGCTGGCGGCCTACAAGATTGCGATCAAAGAGACCCTGGGGGTCACCATAAACCGAGTCGAGATCCTCACTTCCACGCCCCTGATCACGCAACGTTTCCAGATCTGTGGGCCCGAGCTCAAGAAGTTCGAGGTCAAATGGCTCCAGAAAGTTCGGGCCTACTACGACCTAGTCGCCCAGGAGACTGCAGCCGCAAGCGCCGGGCTCACCCTCGAGGAGTTGCTGGCCCTGCCGGCCGCCAAGCGGAAGGAGCTGGTGGCGGCCTAGAGGCGCTGGTCGGCCCGCGCCGGCCACAGGTTCCCGGGCACCTCACCCGGCGGCGTCAGCGGCAGAACGTCACCGGGATCTGGAGGCGGTGACCCCGCCGGCGGCATCCGGTACACGTCTTCGAGGATCTCCTTGCGCCGGCGCGCGTCGATCGCCGGGTTTGGTGTCACGTACCCCAGGGCGAACCCGCCAGCCCCGGTGAACAGACTGACCCCTTGCATATAGCAGCCGCCATCGAATTTAGTTCCGCTGACCCGGCAGTCCAAGATGTAGACCAGCCCGAGCGCAGTCAGCAATCCCGTCAGCGTGAAAACCGGTGCTGGAGCCTTCATGATTCCTGCTCCTCAAGCGTGTCGATACGCCCCATCCATCCAACCACGGCTCCGTCTACCCGCACCGCGTCGGCCATCACCCGCACCGGAATCAGCTGGCCACTGCGCACGTTCCGCAGTCTCAAGCGGTAACCAGGGAAATCTCGCTTGTCCTGCACGGCCGACCCCCAGTCCTCGGTGTAATGAGCCAGGTCCTCTGGAGCGATGCAGTTCTTCCAGCCCAGCCCGGCTGCATCTTCAGCTGTCATGCCCACCAGTTCCAGCAGGGGCCGACTGGATTGGACGTGGACGCCTTCAGCGTTGGTCGTGTAAGACAAGACCCCAGCCCCGTCACGCATGGCGTGAGCCTGCGCCTCGACGATCGCCAAGTGCCAGCGGATCCGGGCCAAGCATTGTTCGTTTCGTTTGGTCAGATCAAACAACGAGCCGCCGCCATTGGGATACAGCTGTCCCAAAACCAGGTCCAGCTTTCGCTGCGTCTCCCGGCCCGGCAGCCGCTTGCAGGCCCAGGAAGCCGACCTCCGCAGCAAGGGCCAGGTCCAGCTGTTCGTTTTCAAGAAGCCGTACCCCACCGCCCCCGCCCCGCCAGCCCAAGCAAGTCGCTCCAACAGCAGGGCCAACAGGACTGGATCCATTGCAACTGCCTACTCCTAAGCCGGAGACCTAGATGGGTTCTGCGCCCATTCTGCCACTACAGAGCAGTCTTGCGCTTCTGAGCGCCCAAGCGAATCGGGGCGGGTCGCAGTCGTCGCAAGGATTGACGCACTCTTGACGCAGTATTGACAAGAACAGGCCCGCCCATGCACACTCGAAACTGCATTCCTGCACTGCCGCCTTGACGCCGATCCTCTGGTCCGCCCACCCCGACATCCATGACAAACCTCTTTGGGAACCTCGTTTTGGTTATGGCTGGCAGCGGCGAGGCCCCGACCTCCAGGGCTTGATCGACCACATCACTACTGGAGGCGCTTTTATTGCCGCCGCGATGACATCCCACCACCGCACGGCAGCGGCCTTTGAGTCCACATCCCTGGTGGCCATCGATGTCGACTATGGGCTGACCGCCGAAGAGTTCGCTCAACACCCCCTGGCTGCCTACGCCTGCTTCGCCTACACCACTCCGTCGCATGAACCGGAGGCCGGCAAGCACCGCTTCCGCGTCTTGTTTCGCTTGCCCGAAACCATTCACAGCGGAGAACTCTGCAAAGCGATTGTCACGATTCTCACCAATGCCCTGGGCGGCGACCGCAGCTGCACCGACCCGACCCATCTCTTCTATGGCAACACCAAGGCTATCCGCCTGATCGAGGCACCAGACGCCGCTCTTGACGGGCAAATCATCCTTGACGCCGAGGCTTTTCTCGAACAGCAGCGCATTGCCTGCCGCGATGCCGCTTCCGAGGTCGACGAGCTTTCGATCCTGCGTGCCATCCATGTTCTCGAGCAGGTGCTCAATCCCACTTGCGACGGCGAACGCGACAAGTTCGTCCGAATCTCAGCAGCCGCCCGCGCCGGCGGTGACGCTGTCTTTCCGGCCTGGTCTGATTGGGCCAGCAGAGGGCACCACGGATCCCAGAAGAACAAGCGCCAGTCCTCCGAGCGCTGGTTCCGCGGGCTCAAGGGAAGTTCCCTGGGCACCCTGTTTTTCCTGGCTTCCGAGCAAGACCCCAGCTGGCGCGACAGCCTGCCCGATGAACTGCGCTCTAGCGAAGGCCATGGCTTCAAGGGTCACTCCGACACCTATGCCGGCTACGACGCGGAGGACTTCATGGGCGATCCAGCTATTTCGATCCCGAGCACTCCGCAGCCCTCGATGTTCGACCCCGAGTCCCCCTGGGCGAAGGTTGTAACGCTTTCTGCTTCTGCCGGCTACGAAGAGGAGGCCTTTCAGGGAGACCCACCCGAAAAACCCACAGGCGGCGACGGGGCCGGTGGGCAAGGAAAGCCCGACAAACAGGGCCCCGGTCGTCCCAAGAAGGTCAAAAACGACCCGATCGAAACGATCATGGTCCGGCTGCGCAACCTCTACCCCAGCTTGCGCCGCAACGTCGTCACCGACCAGGACGAGTTCGGTCCCAAGGGGAAGCCTCAGCAGCTGCCGGACTCCAGCACCACTTACGTCAGGCTCAGCCGCGGCACCGGCGACGTCTTCCCCAAAACACTTGTCAACGACTTGATCCAGGTGGTTGCCTACGAGAATCGCTACAACCCAGTCAAGGGCTACCTGGAGGGCTGTCTCTCTGGCCACACTCCTTGCCCCTACTTCGACCGCCTGGCCACTCAGCTCTTGGGCATTGAGGTTGAGGACAGCGATTCACTGGCCATCAACGGCCGCGCGGTGGCCGACGAAATCCTGCGGCGCTTCCTGATCGGGGCCGTGGCCCGTGCCATGCAGCCGGGGTGTGACATGCCCTGGATACCGATCTTCGTTGGCGCCCAGAATCTCGGCAAGTCTGCCTTCCTGCGCTACCTGGTTCCGCCCCAGCACTGCGGTCCCTCCTGGTCAGCCACGGTGCAGCAAGGCATCGGACTGCTCAAAGAGAAGCCGCACATGCTTCATGCCGGCTGGATCGTTGTTCTTGACGAGGTCGAGCGCTACTTCCAGCGCAGGTACGTTGAGGAGCTCAAGAACTTGATTTCGACCCCAGTCGACTATTCCGCCAAGAAGTACCAGAACGAGGTTCACTACCCCCGGTCTTTTGTGATGGCTGGCGCCACCAACACCCGCGACTTTCTGGTGGACCCCACTGGAAACCGGCGCTTCTTGCCGGTCATCATCCACGGCCGGGTGCCCAGCCCCGAAGACCCACGAGTGAAGATCATTGACCTCGACCGGCTGCAGCAGGACCGCGACTCGATCTGGGCAGCCGCCTACACGGCCTACCTGGCTGGCGAGCCCTGGACCTTCTCGTCTCACGAGCTGGCCCAGGTGAATGGCTACATCGATGGATTCACTGCCGACAGCGGCATTGCCCCCTTGGTTGCCCGGGTCTTAAGCACTCACACCACCGGGCTGATCAGGGGCCGCCGCTACGTCCTGCTCAATGAGGTGATGCAGCAAATGGGCATCGAGGTGACCAAGTTCGCCCACATGCGGACTGCGGTCAGCGACGAGCTGAAGCGGCTGGGTTGGGAATCCAAGCGGGTCTTGATCATGGCCAAGTTGACCCGGGTCTGGCTGGAGCCGGCAAGGGGGCAGTCATGAGCAAGAGACGCAACACAGACCGTGACCGTCGCCACTCGAAGAGCGAGCCGGCCCGAGAGGAGGGCGTCTCTCCGGCTGCTTTCCGCCGAGCCCGAGCGTCTTGGCTGAGTCTCACTGAGACAGCTGATTTCCAGCTCCTGCTGAGACTGGCTGCGCTGGAAGGCTTTCTTCCATGTCAGTCGCATCAGTCTCAGGCGAGACTCACGAAATCAGCGAGAATTGACGACCCCCTGTCGCTTAAGCCGGCTGCGGGGGAACCAGTCTCAAGGGGTTGACGCAAGAGCCTCACGAGCGCTTCCTTTCTGTCAGAAATAGAAACTCCACTGCGGACGCTTCATCCCTGTTTGTGCCCCCTTCCGAACACGCCCTGAATACCCGCTAGCCTCTGTGCGCTCCAAATCCGCATCCCATTGGCGGAAAGGGGGAAAACATTTCTGACAAGAAGGAAGCACCTATGCCCCAGGTGCGTCATGCCCCCCGGCCCCCTTCCAGCCCAACCGATCACAGCGAAGAGACCTCGTCATCGGCTCCCTAGCCACGCCGAACGGCTCTCGGCCTTTCCAGTCGCACCAAGCGGCTTCGGCTTCGGTGCCCTGGCCAGGGTCTCCTGGCTCCCGCCTTTCCCGCCCCTGGGGTCCGCGCCGGCATCTTCGGATCAAGCCTGCGCTTTAACCACCAATCTTCGAACTGTCCACCATGCTCCTTGAGTTTCACGGCCACCAGTCGGTCCACCCCCTCGAAGGCCGCGACCGGCCGATCGTTGATCGCCTGCTCGCCTGCACAGTGGACACCGCCACCGACACAGACGTCGTCGACCTGGCCCGCCTGGTCGCCCGCTATGCCGACTTCCAGGGCGCCTTCCCCCTGAAGAAGGACCTGATCCAGGCCGCCAAGACCTTGGGCTTCGCCAGTCGCGACGCCCTTAATGCCGCTGCCAGGCGCATTTGGCAGTCCGGCTACTCGCCAATGAGCGATCAGGCTGACACAGGTGTAGGATCTGGCGCAGACGTGCAGGCGGCCGAGTGAGGCGGCTGGCGTCGTTCCCTCTCTTGAAAGCTTCTTGCTCCCTTACAAGCACTCCCAAACACTTATGCAGCACTACGGAGAACCAGACCCTACCAACCCTGGCTCTGTCGGAGGCGTAGACATTGCCGCAGCCGAAGCCGCCCTGGAGGCTGAGGCGGAGGGGCCCATACAACCGCCTGGACGATCGGGCCTTACGTGGGAAGCCGCCATCAATGGCCTGCGTGATGTACTGGCAGACCAGACAGAAAGGGCCGTTCAAGCACCTTGGCAACGCTCTCGGATCCTGACGGCCATGGGCTTGATGGTGGCAAATTCCGCCACCCCGCCAGCTCCGGTGCCAGAGACGCCTTCAAATGATGCTTGGTGGCGCGAACTCATCAGCGAGATCGCCAGGGTTCAGCATGTTGCAGCAAGCGAAGGCCAGGGCGGATCGTTTGACCTGGCCAAAGCTGTTGAATTGTGGTGCCGCCCCGCCACCCCGCCAGCGCCGGAACTGCTGGAAGCCAATTTTCGCGCTTGGCACAAAGAAGCACGGGGCTCTTTGTATTACGGGGCCATGCCTCTTTGTGACGCAATTGAGTGGGCGCAGCACCTGCTCCAACAAGTCACCCTGCAAGCGCTTGTTCCGCCGGCAGCACCGGCGCCGCCGATCACAGAGCCTTCAGCGCTACCTGAATTGGTCCGATACGGCTTTATTGGCGACGGCCCCAACCGGCCCCTGCTGGTTTGGCTGGTAGATGGCTATTGGACTCCATGGCACATCGCTGCCACCCTGCTTCAGCAACAGCAAGCCGAGCTGGCCGCCCTGCGGGCTGCGCCGGTGGTGGTTTCCGAAGAACTGCGCCAGATCGGCGACCGCCTGCGAAATCAGGACAACCGCTGCACCGCGAATCCGATCTTCCTGGTTCGCGGGAAAGAGCGGATTTACGGCCTTGATTCAAGCGCCTCCGACGAGGCCGTGTGGATGAATGATGAGTGGAACCCCGTTGACATTCCCGAGGACGCCGACCCTGACCAGCCGCCCCACGGCTTAACGGTGGTCCGGTATACCGCTAGATGGAAAGTCCTAATGGTGGCATTCACGGAACAGGGATGCAAGGACCACCTGCGCCTTAATGGGCACAATTATCGAATATACGATGAGGTTGGTATCTACGTTGATTCTCTCAATCGCTGCCCTGAGATGATCGCCATCAGGGAGTTTCTTTTAGGGCTGCCAGCGCCCCAGGCTGGGGAGACCCAGCCATGAGCATCCCAACCGTCAACTATCAAACCTCCCGCGATGATCTCATCGCCCGCATGGCTGATGAGCTGGATCGCCTTCAGCCGCTGCCTGCATTCCCGCCTGTCACGTCTCATCCGCTTGCTGCCGAAGCGCGCGCTTTGCTTCAGCTTGGCTTGTCGCTAGTGGTTGCTCCAGTTCCGGTAAGTGAGCGGCCATGGGAGCGGGAAGGTTGGTGTCATCCCGAAACTGGAATGTGCTTGATTGAGCAATGGTGCGCCGATGACATTTACTCGATAACATGGAAACTTCAGCCTCCGATTAGCGAGCAGGAGATAGAAAAAGGCAGACATTGCACGATCAAGGCTGTTTACCCTGAAGGGCGGGTCGATAACTTTTTGCTGATGTTCGGCAGATCGCTTCCTTTTGACAGCACTTTTTTGGCAGTACCTATTCAGCCATGACTGCCATTGCCCTCTTTTTTATCTGCTTCACGGGCATTCCTTTTTGTCGATTCTTCGAAGTCCCAACGCCATTGCACCATGTCTGACAGTAATCATGCTCCCCTCAAAACTGCCACCGAAAAACCAGCCATGGAACAGTACGTCAAGCCCCGACGCATTTATCTTGCATCTTCGTGGCGGAATCCTACTCAGCCCGCAGTATTGGCCGCTTTGCGTGATGCTGGGCATGAAGTGTATGACTTCCGTAATCCTGCTCCAGGCCATGAGGGCTTTTCCTGGAGCGACTGCGGCGGCATGGCTGCATCTTACGGGTCAGGCAGGGGAGCTAGAACGATTCCGTCCTATCTGGAGGCGATTCGTTCGGCACGCGCAACCGAAGGCTTTGCATTTGACAAAGAAGCGCTGGACCGGTGCGACACTTGCGTTCTGGCGTTGCCATGTGGCCGTAGCGCTCACCTTGAGCTGGGTTACGCAACTGGTCAAGGCAAAGACACCTACGTGCTATTGCACGAGGAGGAATTTGAACCTGAGTTAATGTACCTGCTTAATACAGGTATTTGCGCCAGCACTCAAGAACTTATCGAAGTTCTTGACCCTCAACGCTGCTACGGACGGCCAGCGCCCCAGGCTCAAT